CGTATGCCCCGATCTTGAAATACAGATTGATCTTATCGATGAGATTGAGTGTGTCATAATCAGTGTCTTTGACTCCAAAGAAATCGCGATCATTCAACTCTTGATAACCCGCATAAAAATCTTTGATAATCCCAGGAAACTTACGTTTCATGAGTTTCTCAATACGAGCATCCTCAGTCACGTTGAGGTAAGACTTAGGGAGAGTGCCTACCCATTCGTCCCAAGAGTCGTTAGGAGTATAGAGAGCGTGACCAACCTCATGTCCCACGAGCATATCATACATACGCTTACTACCTTCCCAGATGGGGAGGGTAAGCACACGCTTGTCTACGTCAAACGATGCAGTCTCAACAGCTTTATGCTCCACCACCAGGTTTTCAGCAGCAAGCAGTCGTGCGAGGTTGCCTTGAATTTCGTAGGACATGGGTCTCTCTCGTTTACCCCTATATTATAAAACCCCCTCGGTCAGGAGGGGGTCAGATCAGGACGCTTCTTCAACTGTCACCTTAGAGAAGTCACTGAGCTTCTCAAAGCGTAGGGTGGTTTCAAACTTATCGAGAAGGACCTCGCCCTTATGCGAGATGACGAATAGATTTGTATTCTTGTCAAGTCCTCTGAGAATCTTCATCAACTCATCAGTAGCAGTCTCATCAAGTGATGAATCAAATACCTCATCAAGAATAAGAAGATTAGTGGATGCTGAATTCTTCATCTTGGCAATGTCTCTCCAGCAGAAAAGGAGTGCCAGATCAATCTTCTGCTTCTCGCCTTCAGAGAATGATGCATAAGAGAATACATCACGGAAGCGAGACTTAATTACCTCACTAAACTCTTCGTCAAGAGTGAAGTTGACTGCAAAATCCATAGACTGAAGATACTTATTGATCTTCTGGTTGATCACAGGAATAAACTTACTGATGATCTTAGACTTGATACCACCGTCTTTCAAGAGGGTAGAGACCAGTTTGAGATCTGCCATCTCTTGATTAATAGAGGCACAATCTTTCTGTGTTTGATCAAATGCTTCACGGAAGCCTTGAAGTTTCTCTTTCTCAGCATCAATATCAGGAGTTTCTTTATTGACTTGATCAATAATCTTTTGATTTTCCTTCAACAATCGCTGATGCTCACCATTAAGAGAATTGATAGAGTGCTGATGACCTGTGATCTGATCACAATATCTTCTGAATTTTACGATCTGAGAATGGACATCATTAATTTGTGTAGTGATATCATTCAGTCCAGTATTAAGCTTATCTCGTTTGACATGACATTTCTCTAAAGATTCTTGTTTATGACTTTCACTTAGATTCTGACTACAGGTGGGGCATTTACTATTTGTATTATAGAAGTCAATCTCTTTCTTCGCCTTTGTCAGATTCTGTTGGATCTTAGATCGCATGTCTCGCATCTGATCATGCTTCTGCTGGACCGTCTGCATATCAGATATCTTTTCACTGAGGTTTGCAATCTCATCCAGATATTCTTTCTTCTGATTTTCAATCTCCAGAAAACGATCTTCATTCTCAGAAAACTTTTTCTGCAAACCAACAATCCATTCAGAAGACATCTTCTCCATGTTATCGATTGTTGCTCGTTGCATGTTTACCTGTTGATCTGCAAGGGTAAACTTATGCTCACACTCTTTAATAGAGTCTTTTGTATCTTTCATCCTGTCTTTCAACAGAGAATTCATTCTGGAGAAGACTTGGATGTCGAGGAGGTCTTCGATAACTTCTCTTCGGTGAGCAGCAGGAAGCTGCATAAAAGGGACAAAAGTTGAAGAACCAAGTATAACCACCTGAGTGAAAGACTTAAAGTTAAATTTGAGTATACTTTGCTCAAGGTATTTCTGATAGTCTTTGTTTGCTGCATCTTGGTCAATCAGAGAGTCGTTACGGTAGATCTCAAACACGTTTGGTTTAATGCCCCTAATGACTTTATAGTCAACACTACCAACACGAAATTCAATTTCAACTACACACTCTCTTTCATTGATCGTATTGACCAGTTGAGGTTTGTTGATCTTACGAAAAGGTTTGTTAAAGAGACCAAAACAAATGGCGTCCAACATAGTGGACTTACCAGCTCCGTTAGATCCAATGATCAAATGAGAAGGAGATTCATTTATAACGATTTCAGTAAAACTGTTTCCAGTGCTTAGAAAATTCTTCCATCGGATCTTTTGGAATTCAATCATTTCGGAGGGGGAATAACAATGTCATCGGGAGTAATAATTGAAAATTGATATCCATAGGAAATACAATTTTCTTTAACAGACTCTTCTTCTACTTCAGTAACTTCTAGGTCACGGGGGTAGTCTGATGCTTGAAGCATTTCATAATACCGTTCTGCATCATCTTTGTCAACAAACATCTGGACAACTCTTTCCACAGTCTCGTCATCACGGACTGCGTAAACTCCTCCAGTTTTCTTGTCGATCAAAACAAACATCAGCTTTCTAATGCCTCTACATATAAGGTTTTCAACAAACCAAAAATTCTATCTTTATTTTCAAATTCAGAAACACAGGTCTCTAGAATAGAGAGAGTATCCTCAACTTCAATATCATCAACATCCTCAAGATCATATGTCATGTCTTCAATAATCTTGAGGTCGGCAAGATCTGCCTGTTGGAGAAGTCTGACCACCTTATCGAAATTTAATTGGTCTTTCTTCTCCTCAACAATCATCTTAACATATGTCCCCTCAAGTTTACTTGCATCTCTCTTTGTAAATTTGAGAGTGTCCTTGTAAAAGACTTTACTGAAGGTGCTATATGGATTCTTGTAGAATTTAAGTTTAAGGTCTTCAGTATTTAGGACATGAAACCCACGATCTTGACCGTAATCATTCCAATAAAGTTGGTAGGGATTACCCAAATAAACAATATTATCTTTCCTACTCTTCATATGGAAATGACCCGAGCATACCAGAGAAAACTTATCCCAGGCAGTAGGATCATCACCATGCTCCATGGTGTGACCAGGAAGAGGTTGAAATCCATTCAGCTCAAGATGACCCATGCAAACTTTAGATTTAGTCTGCTCGATCATGTCGAATGCTTTCTGACGATTATCATCACAAATCCATGGAAGCATCAGCATCTTGCGACCACCAATAGTCATCTCGGTAGGATCTGAGATCACTTCGATATTATCATAATCGTTAAGAAGCAACTCAGGTGCATTCACCTTGAGCGTATTCTTATAATAGATGTCATGGTTGCCAACCAACATAGTCATACTGATACCACGATCGGCAAGAGGTTGAAACCACATATCTCTAGCTGCGTCAAGAGAGTTAAAGTTAATACTCTTACGCTTATCGAAAGTATCACCTAGTGCGATAATCTCAGTAATACCTTCTTTGTCAATAGTGGGGAGGACTACCTCTGAATAAAATTTACGATACCTATCAACATAATATTGATTATCGTTACGGACACCGAAGTGTTGGTCCGTAATCAATAGCACTTTACTCATATCAATTATAACGCATATTGGTTTCAATACGACTCTTGATGGCATTCATACCACTCTGGTCATCAGTATTGTCCGAGTGGAAGACTTCATCGTATCCTTTTTTCTCAATCAGTTTATCACGGATATCCATCTGACGCTTCTCTTTAGCGATGCGACGAAGAAATGCGTAGTAGATAATTTGAGTAAAATATGCAAAAGGATTCTTAGATTTCTCAGGATCGAAGTTATCAATATACTGCACACAATTTTCCACACCATCACTAATCATGTCTTCCTTAAACATGTAGTTAATGAAGTTGGGACGATATGACAGGTGAGTTGCAATCTTCAGAAAACACTCAGCAAGGTAGTGAGTGATCTGAGGTTTAGGTTGATCATTCTGCTTCGCAGCCTGCACCGATCGACGATACTCCGTAATCGCCTCAAGAAATTCTTTGTTATCAACGTAATGTTGCTTTTGTTTTCTTGCCATCGATGTAGTCATAAGATTTACATATCGCCTTCACAGTATACACATGAATAAAACATAAGTCAAGCTTGACACACTCAAGAATAATAATTATACTCAACCATGTCAGGGTTGGGAAGAGATCTAAGAACCTTTATTCCATTCTTCTTCAAGTTTCTTCCGAAGCTCTGAGACTTTACCGACGAGACCCATATTTTCATTTATAGGAATCTCGTAATCTCCTTCTTCGTCGTCGGCACCCATTTCCTTTCTTTTCCACATTTTATACATCATTGCAGCACCCACAGACATAGGTGCTACTGTTACCACGTTTTCTTCATTAACAATATAGAATTGCTCATCGGAGAAAAACATCCATTTAGTCAGAGAAACTCCAACTACTGGTTCTCCATCCTTTGTTGTAATATGATCCTTGGGTGTAGCTGGATCAGAAATAAAGAGAGTGGTTTTATCATTCTCTTCGGTAGCAATGACTTCCCCTAGGATTTCATCACCAGACGTAAGCTTTACTACACCATAGAATTCGTGGTCATGTCGAATGTAATTAATCATTTTTGTAGATTTACTTTCGTTACTTCATAATTAAATTTTTCTTCATCGTAGATTTTCATTCTCTCTACTAAATGACGAAGAGTATAGTTATGCCTATTTCCTCTGCTACAATCGTCTGCAATATCATATAAAACTGCTTGTGCTTTGTTTTCTCCCTTTCTTAATACACGACCAATCGATTGTAGATTCCGTACTCTGGACTTGCTTGGTGAAGCAAAGATGACATTATGTAGATTTTTAATGTTGATTCCAGTTGAGAAAGTGCCGTAAGATGCAAGGATGATGGCATTCTTCTCACTCTCGCAAATCTTTCTAGCCTCTTCTCTTTCTACTGCATCAACCCCACCATGTATAAAGAAAACCTTGCGACCCTCTTCTACCTTACTATTTAGCAACTCCCATAGAGGGTCTCCGTGCTTTTCAACGTAGTTGAATAGGATAAGAGTATTCCCTTCTAGATCTAGTGCCAGTTTAGTGATGAAGTTATTACGTCTGGTGTGTGTCACCAAGTAGTCCATCTCTTGTTGATAATGATCAAATGGCACATGTCCGTGCTTCATTAGAAGAATCCTTACGCGAAGAGGGGTTAAGTTTCCCTTCTTCATCAGATCTGCTGTAGAGGTTACGCGGTTACATCTACCAAACAATCCTTCAAGCACCAGCTGGTGTGACTGCATACCATCTAATGTGCCTGTCAGTCCAACTCGATACTTAGCATCATGGCATTTATTGAGGATACCAGACAAACTCTTTGCCTTATACAAGTGTGCCTCATCACCAATCACTACATCAAATCTCTCAAAGAATTTCTTAGGCTCCTTATAGATTGATTGCCATGTGGAAATAACTACAGGATCCTTGACATACTTCTCTCTACCACCCATAATTTGATGGACATAAGAGTCTGCCTTCCACCCATAATCTTTGAAGTCTTGGGTTAACTGAGACACCAGTGATGTGGTAGGCACAATGATTAGAATCTGCCTATCATGCTTCAGATGCCATCTAACCAAAGAATAGATGATCAATGACTTACCTGATCCTGTTGGTGACAGCAACAATTTGCGTCTATGTAATATGGCTTCGTATACTGCCTTAAGTTGATAATCTCTAATCTTAAATGGCAAATTCAATGACTTGACAAACGATGCTGTAGATTCTGGAGAAATAAACTCTTCCGTTTCGTTTGGCAATCCGTAGAATTTGCTTAGTTGTGTGACATATTCATATCCTTTTTGATCCAAAAATTCACACAGATAATCAAAAAGACCCACATATATCTCCCCAGTGCCAGGAGAATATAGGCGGATCTTCCCGTCCCATACTCGGGACTTGAATTGCGGCATAAATTTTGCACCAGGCACTTCAAATTGAAAGTGCTCACTCAACTCCTTATGGATATGTGACTCAGCTTCAACTTTCAGATAGACTTCATTCTTCTTGACGATAGTAATCATCGTATACCATAATACTTTACTATTTCGATAGTATTCTTAATTGCAAATCCACGACTGTCAATTTGTTTTAGAATCCTGTCAATAGTAGTTATGCAAGTTTCAAGGTAGTCTATTTTTTGAATCTGTCTACACATTTCAAGGTCTGCATCAATATACATTGGGATGTCACCTTTGAGTACTTTGAGATCAAACGGTTTCTCTTTGTATACTGATGCTGGTGCTTTTCCTGAGTAATACTCATACTTCTCTCTGAGCATTTGCTTCTTCTTAGCTTCCGCTTCAGATAGCATTAATTTGAATTGATTATAAAATTGCACATATTTTGCGTGAAGTCTAGGAGTCTCCATACTGTCATTAGCTAACAGTTCAGGTAACTCCCTGTGATCGAAGAATGCTTCTGCATCTTTCGCCCACATCTCTTCAATTTTTTCTAAATTCATGCTAGACGATTATCTCTGGTATTAGATTCTCCAGAGCGGACCTCATACTTATCATACCTAAATGATACAGATGCTGTGGCATACTCCGTGCCATCAACTGTAGCAGAAAATTCCAATGCAGACAAGCTTGTGGGAATCAACCCCATGAATACTACGTTGAAATTTGATTTGAAATTACTATTCAAGACTGTAAGAGTGCCGTCGGCTGTCAACTCATCATTATCAAACAACTGAATCATCTTTCTCCTAAATGCTCGACGCTCTTCGGTGTCATCTGGTGTGCCCAATGCACGAATCCAGTTGTGGAGAATCATATAATTTTCCAAGTCTTCATCGATAATGAAGGTAAATGTAAGAGGATCGTAGTTTAGAAATCCTTCCATAGGAAGACTTCTCAATGGTGCAGGACGATCCACAATTCCCAAATTAATAGTGGGGATATTTGCAGACTGAGCAAAGTATGCAACTTTCGGATACTTAGCAAGCAGAAACTTGAATCCAATAGGACTCAGGAAGTTTCTATTCTCTATCTGTCTGTTCCAAGTCGTCATTTACTTTGTCCTCGTTATACCAGAAATCTTCCCAATCTTCAGGCGAGTTGGTTACGTCTTCAATTAGAGTATTCATTGATCATATCCAGTACCTTATTTAGCATTTCGTGAGCACCATCATGCCAATCACCATTCTGATGATGATAGCGACCGTTATAAAGATCTGTTTTTAATCTCAACACTCTTGATTTGATATCAACCTTATGCATAATACCTCTGGGCATTTTCATCTCCAAGTATATTATTAGTTAGCATAAAAAAAGGTGCCCGAAGGCACCTTGTGGGGATATCGTAACCTAGATCACATGAGGTTGGTGACCTTGACGCGACGATAGTAGCGGTTTGCGTTAGCGGTGAGTGCGCCTTCGCCCTGAGTAAGACCTTCAGCGAAAGGATTAGCGACCATGCCGTAGCGGGTCTTAAAGCCAATCTTGGGCTGGAAGGTGTCAGGACCAACTGCACGGACCATCTGCAGGGGCACATAGGGGCAGTAGAAGAGACCTGCGTCATATGCGCTGCTACCCTTATAACCTGCAACATAGAAGTGAGAATCACTTACGTTTGCAGAATAGGGGTCAACATAGACCTTGATGCGACCGTTGAGGGTGCCAGCAAGGGTGCTGGAGTTGTCATCGGGCAGCAGGTTGCTGTTGCCTGCGAGAGCGGGGGTGTAATCGAGCACACCAGCCATGGACAGAGCAGATGCCACATCAGCAGAGCAGATGAGGATGTTGCCCTTCCCGCGACGAGTCTCGTGACCGATTGCATTCATGTCACGCTCGATTTGGAAGAGAAGACCTTTGAACTTCTCAACCGACCAACGACCGTTGGAGTCAACGTCGAGGTCGAAGGTGCCTGCAGTTGCAGTGTTGTTTTGTGCGCCAGGACGTGCGATCTTGTAAACAGTTCTGACAACCTCACGGTTGATTTCAGCCAGCACTTCAGTGCTGAGGATGTTTGCAAGCTCGGACTCAGCATCCAGACCATGCACTGCCTTCAGGTCCTGAGCAAGCTCAAGGCTGTATTCTGCTTTCAGAGCACGGGACTTCGCAGTAACGGTAACCTTCTCGATCGAGAAGCCCATTTCATTGAAGCTGTTGTTAGAAGCATCACCAAGTGCTTCTGCCTGAGCGGTGGTCATACCTTGACCGCCGATGGTGTAGTTAGATGCACCGTCTGCGAGCAGACCAGGGTTGCTACCAGTCTGGGTATTCGATGCCAGGCTGTTTGCGCTATTCTCGGAAGAATGCTCGGAGTCCACTTCGTTGAAGAAGGTCTCGTTTGCTGCGCTACGAGTAGTGCCCTTGGTGGAGCGCATTGCGAAGATCAGTCCAGTAGGACCAGTCATGGGTTGGACGCCACAGATGTCATAAGCAATCAGCTTAGGCATCGAACGACGAATGAGGCTGATCAGCACGGGGTCGAAACCAGCAACAGGACCAGTTGCAGTGCTGCTACCAGTGTAGCCAGCGCCGCCCAGGCTGTTGGTGGGTGCTGCTTCTGTGATCATTCCACGCTCTTGAGCGTTGAAGGATTCTTGGTTTTCCAGGAGTACCGAGGTCACCGCCTTTCTGTAGTTATCCTTAATAGGATCGAGCTCAGAATGCTCAAGAATGGGGGACCACTTTTCCTGGAGTGCTTCTGCGTTAAACATTTGCTTACTCCGTTAAAAAAAGTAGTGGTGGATTATTTGTTCCAGCGAGACAGTGCCTGCACATATGCCGACATCGAATCACCGATATTTGCATTCTCGACTTCAACATCTTCAGTCACAACAGTAACCTCAGGTTTTGTAGAGAAATATGATTCACGAAGAGTAGAAATCTTCTCACGGAAGGTTTCTTCAGATTCAAACTCAACAGCTTCTGCCAGTGAAGTCAGTTTCTCACGCTGGGTGAGGGAAAGACCTTCTGCCAGTTCTGTCACAATCCCATTCTTGACAAAGTTGCCGACCTCCTTTTGGAGACCTACATTAGCTTCAATAGACTCGTTGAGTTTAGTTTCCATCGTGGAAAGTTGCTCCTGCAGATTATCTACAAGATCAACTTTTTCGTCGGGAAGATCAATGAAATTCTCGACGAAAACTTGCTTGAGACCATTCATGACCGACTCAGCCATCTCAGTCTTAATGCCGTGCTCGATCGCGAGCTCATTGTTTTTCACCCATTGGGAAACGGCATAAGTGAGATACTCATCAACACTCTCAGCGAGCTCGGTCTTGACAGTCTCAATTTCTTCTTCGAGGACCTTAGCATAGTCCTCATGCATACGCTCCAACTCTTCGTTGATGCGTGATACCACTGCTGCTTCAAAGATGGTCTTTGCCTTTTCTTTGAATTCCTCAGAAAGCTCCTCACCTTCGGTCAGAGCAGCAACATCAGCAGAGAGATCTACTGTAAGCACAGTCTCTTCGATCTCTTCCTCAGCAATGACTTCACCCTCAACCTCTTCCTCTTCGCGACGAGTCTTGAAGGAGTCCTGCTTATCAGCAGAAGCATCAGAAGGTTTGGTTGTAGGTGCAGGTGCATTGCCACCAGCGACAGTCTTATAAGAATTGGACTTATCATCTGGACGGCTGTTTTGGGGTGTGGGACCGCCAAGATCCTGCACACCAGCCAAACCGCTACCATCTGCCTCCAGTTTGCCCTGGGGGTCAGCAGCTTTAGCGCCTGCGGTCACACTTGATTCTTTAATCTCTTCAGACATTTCAGTCTCCTTGTCAGATGTTGTGGTTTTGCTAGAATTATTTATCATTATAGATTTTTCAGGAAGGAGTGAAACGCGGAAAGTTTTACTTCCTCAAGTTGAAGTCGCGCAGCATTATCAATACGATGCTTGATCTTCTCAATAGATTGCTCGTGAATTGCGCCACCAGCAAGTACCCATTCTTTACCTTCCATGATGCCATCTACGAAAGCATCTGGTGCAGAGGGATCTGCTACAATATCAGCAGCAGTAGCGAGCATAAAGTCATCCGCGACAACTTTCATCCCATTTTCTTCTCTGATAGATCCAAGACCCCTGGAAGAAACACCCAGCTTCACACCCTCATCGAGGAGTGATTTTGCAATGTTGCCCATTGGAGTATCAAGGATTCTCGCCTTACCAATGAAGTTATTATCTTCTCTCTTGAGAGAAGTAATTAGATGAGAAACTCGATCAAGATTGATAGTTGGACCATCAGGATGACCAAGCTCACCGAGGGCGCGTCCTTTCTGGACATAACCTTCGTTATATTTAGCAACCTCTCGCTCCAGTGTTTCGACTGGATACATCCGACCGTTGCGATTTTTGATTGCACCCTGCAAAAATACACCTTCGATAAAGTGGCGCTTCTTGCCATCCTTACCTTCAGTAATAACTACTTTTGCGGATTCAATCTCCTCCCTGATCAGTTTCATCGTTAGGTTCCTCTTCGGTTGGTGTTTCTTCTTCGGGCTCTTCAGGTTTGAATGCTTGAGCACCGACTTCCTTCTTCATGGCATCGATTGCTGCGACTGCAGCGTCATTCATACCAGTTGCGACATAATCAGAAAGATCTTTCTGACCAGAAAAAAGTGCATTTACAATGTCGCGGGCAGCATCTGTAGGCATAATTAAATTAATTCGATAATACTATTTAGATATTTCCTTTTTCGTAATCTTCTGGATGAATTCCTTCTTCCTCTTCCTGCGGAGGTTGGAGAGACATTGCCATTTGCTCATGCTCCATTGCAGGCATTGACATAGGATCAATCAACTTACCATCGGCAATTTCTTTTTCCATTTGTTTGTCAATCTCCCTAAATTCCGCATCAGTCTGACGCAGAATCTTACGACGAAGATATTCGGCAGAGAAATATTTACCAGCATAGGGATCCATTTGTGCGAGCAGCGCCATGCGCTCATTCATAATTTCCTTCTCTTTCAATTCAGAGAAGTAGTTGTCAGCAATGAAGTCAAACTGGATGTGCTCCTTCATATCATCCCACTCTTCAAGAGTGCAGATTCCTTTAAGGACCAGTTGGGTCTTCAGAAGATCATGGAAGAGATCACTGAAACGCTTCCGCAGTCTGACGATAAACTTCTGGAATTTAACTTCATCGCGAGAGATCTCAGCAGATCTACCAACGTTGAAAGCACTATCGGATTCCAGACGAGACTCGGGGACATTCAGTGAGCGATAGAGTTTCTTCTGGAAATACTTAACATCTTCCAGCTCACCCAGGTTTTGACCGCCAGGAAGAGTAGAAATCTCAGTGCCACGTCCACCCTCACGTCTAGGCAACCAGAAGTCTTCCAGCATCGACATGAATTTCTTGTCGTCGCGGATCTCACCAGTATCAGCGTTATAGACAAGTTTGTTTCTATAGCGAGACATCACCTCACGGAGGTATTGCTCAGCCTTTTGCTTGGGCAGATTACCAACATCAATGTAGAAAATCCGACGCTCAGGAGCACGGGAGAGACGATAGATCACCAAGGAATCCTCAATCATCCGAAGTTGGTTGAGTGCTTTGATTGCCTTGTGAAGATGCGACAGCACAAAATTGCGCTGCATGTCCATCTGACCTGAATGGCAGAAGGTGATTGCATCGGGAGCAATCTTAATACCCTGATTCTCATATCCGCGCAAGCCTTTTGGGGAATACATGAAGTATTCAACAGACTTGGGTGAGATCGATGCCATAGCAGGATCTACAGGGGAGATACGATCCTTGGGTTTTTCAAACTCGATAACCTTCTTGATCTTACGGGGGTCAATGTAACGGAGCTCCGTAATACCTTCTGAAGGTTTCTCAGGGTTGATCATCTTATGATAGAAAAGACGCCCGTCAATATACCAGCGACGGAAAATATCGTATGCCTTTCTATCAAAATCTAGCAGTGAGAGGATATTATTAAACTCCTCACGAATTCTTGTCTTGACGTTATTTGATACCTGCAAATGTTGCAGATCGATATCAACGGGTTGATCGTCAAGGTCACCCGCAATCGCCTCATTGACGATATCATTGATAGCAGCATCCGCCTCTGGATGCAGAGACATTTCTCTATATCTACCAATAAGATCCACTTCGGATGACTTATTGGCAGCATCACCAAGATCTACATATTGACCAAAGTATCCACCCGCTGCTATCGGTTGGGCGGCATCCTCACTGTCTTTATGCACGAAAGAAGGACCCTTTTCAGAGCCCTTCTTCTTGCGATCAAATGAATAACCAAATAATTGTGACATTCAACTGTCCCGTTACATTATCAATTATTTATCAAGTCGGAAATCAGCCTTCGCTGGGGACGCTGTTACCGCTGTTGATGTCGGTAGCGTAGGTCCAATACTGGACCTGGAATTCAACGGTATACTCTTCGGGAGTATCGTTGCTATCCCATGCCAGGTCGATTGCACTGATGTTGCTTGGCCAAATACCCACAAATTTGTAGGATCTGACGATTCCACCCTGACGATCATACTGACGCACAACTGCATCAGACTGATACTCAGCAATCACTTTAGGTTGCTGGAGGTTTTGCTGCAGTGCCTGAATCTTAGTGGACCACTCTTCAAACTTGGAGCGCAGTGCAAAACCTTTGTCGTTAAGGACAGTAATTGTCCAAGGCTCAAAGGTGCGGTCTCCAGCAATCTTGAGTGTCCGACCACGATAGGGGACTTCAATTACACCCACTGTAGAAGCAGGAATATTTGCTGCCTTGATCAGGAAAGATGCAAGGGAAGCAGACTGGGCACCTTGCCCAGCGTTAGATCCACCTGCATTATCTTGGGTTACCTGCTCCTGGGTGCCAGGAGTAGCACCCGAAGCAGCAGTCCCTTGATCAACGATGCCAGGAAAACCCAGCTCAACTTGAAACAGGTTAGGACGAGCGAGATCTTGAATGCGATCTCTGAAGGTCATAATAGGGGCGTTAATCAAATTCCCCTCTGTCTGACCAGGATAAACTGAATTATCGTATGGAAGTGATGCCATTGTTATTTACTCCGATGTTGATGGAATTGAGAAAGGACAGTAGGGGAATTACGAAACGATTTCAGCGAAAGAAGCACCAGTTCTGGTTGCGGTGAATGTCAGAGTGATGTAGTTGATCGAGCGTGTGGGTTTCACGAAGATCTCAGCATAGAATTCACCACGATCGATAGCGTCTGCAGGGTTGTTAGTGCCGTCACAAACAACCAGGAAGTCGAGGACACCACGACGTGACTGGACGGAGCGCATGAAAGGCTCAACGATATTCTTGAATTGTTGGCGAGTAAACTCGTCATTCAACTCAAAGAGTTGAGTCTTAGCAGCATTTGAGATTGCTTCTTCAATAACCAGGAAGAGGCGGCGGACGTTAATACGATCGAATGCAGATGCGAAACTAAGTGCAGTCTTGTCTCCGAAGAGGACAATGCCTTCACCAGGGAATGCAACGATAGGATTAACACGAGCAGCATACAGACGGTCTCTGTGATCCTTCAGAGGGGAGTAAGCGAGTTTGATCGCATTACGCAGTGTGCCTCTGTTGAAACCAGCGGGAGAGAACCAAGGCTCTTGATTAAGAGTTGTGCTCAGTGTCAGACCAGCAACGTCAGCGTTACAGGGAATATAACGATAAACATCGTTATACTTATCGTAGATATACTTATAGTTGTTATCAAATACAGCGTAAGAGCTAGAATTCAGTTGATTGAAGTAATCAATAGACCTTTGGACGATGTTACTGGTCTTAGTCTGCCCAATCACATCACCACGATGTGGGGAGACAAACGCCATACAATCTTTTCTAGAATCAGCAATGCCGATGATGTGCTGTGCTTTAGCAATCGTATCTGCTTGGGACTGCATCGAAGGACCCATCAGAATATAATCGATGTCGATTGTCTCAGCATCATCAAAGAGATTGAATGCACCGAGGATATCGTCGCGGCTGATAGTATAACCATCAACACCGCCTTGCAGAGAATACTTAACGGTAGCAGCATTCTTGGTGCCGACCAGATTCTTAGCAACGGTGCTAGTGCCTGCGGGATCGTCAATGTCAACCAGAGCAGATGCAGACTTCACCAGGTCAAACTCACGGTTAATACCAGAGAGACCCAAACCGCCGTTAGCATTGCTATCCTTATCGAAGGTGTTGGTAGTCTCGTGCTTACCCCAATAGAGGAAGTTTGAAGATGCCTTAATAACATCCTTATAATAGATGTTATCACCTTGAGGAGAGCGTGCATCCAGTGCCTTGGACACGTTGAGGAATTTCTCAAGCAGTGCGCCAGGGGTGCCTGTCAGTTTCCCATCGCCATCCAAGACAAGGATGTGCATAAGGTCATTACTACCACCACGATCATCAACCCATGCAGAGGTTGTGGGGCGAGGTGCAATGTTGATCCACTTTTGCTCTTTACCATATAGACGTGCCTCATAGTCGGACTCAACGTTAGCGATGCTAACAGTCTGACCAGGAGTGGAGGAGTCGATGACGTTTTGGTTTGCTTGGAAGTTGGGGGACAGGCGGTTGAGTGCAACTCGCAGTTGGCGAGAAATTGACTCAATATCACCAGAATCGCCAGTTGCGGATCCAGCAGATCCACCGTTATTTTCCAACTCGGAGATGGTATCATTTACCGAGAGCACGTCAGAAGAAGTGCCATCGATGGTGATTTCCAACTTACGAGTCTTTGCTTCATAAGCAACCACTCTACCTGTAACACCACCAGAGTTAGCAGTGAAGAAGTTGTCTTCTTGGAATTGACCGATCAGGGTAGATCCAGACTTCAGTGTGACAACCACACGATAGTCATAAACCTTACCATAAACGTTAGCAGAGGAGTAGGAAACTTCTGCACCGTTTGTAAACTTCCACTCAGTGGAAGAAGGTTGAGCAGCATACAGGACTTGATCAGGACCTGCATCAGTTACCACAACACGGATCGAGTTACCGTGAGCACCAGCGGAGCGAGCACCCCAGACCCAGTTGTTAGCAGCGCCTTCAACAGTGCTTTCATACTCGCTGAGAGACTTGATCAGAGGAGCAGTAACGCCAGTTGCAGTTGTCTCATTGATCTGTGTCTTCTGAGAAGTCACAGTCTGCAGAGTAGCAGTAGATCCATCAGTGTGGGAAGCAGCAGTCGATCCCAGGACGCCACGCTCAACAGTCAGGTCATTGCCTGCAACTGCAGTGATGCGGAGGAATTCGTCGTCAATTCTGATGTAGCTGTTTGTGCCACCTGCTAGTGCTGCCTGTGAAGTCACAGTCAGAGTAGTGTCCGAATCAGTGAAGGTTGCACCCTCATTGATTGTGGTGGAAGTTGCAGCAGGCTCAATCAGAGTGATTTGAGATCCAGCAGCGTGAGAAACAGCAGAGGTGCTCAGCTGACCGCGAGTAACAGTAACGTCGTTACCAGAAACTGCAGAAACAACCAGCAATTCAGCGTCGATGAAAAGCACATCATTGACATCAAAGTCAGTTGCCGAAACAACAGTCAGAGTTGTATCCGATGCACTGAAAGTGCTGACGGTGAATTGTGCAGTATCGATTGCATTCTTGAGAGAAGCGTTGTCCGCACGGACTACTCTCAGTGTGCCACCATACAGCAGGAATTGTGCTGCGGTAAACCAATACTCATAGTTGTTTTCGGTAGGACGACCGAAAATGTCGAGAAGTTCTTTCTCGGAGGTAATTGCTGTAATATCCTCAATAGGACCTTTTTCAAAAGATCCAACGCAAGCTGCTACGTTATCAACAGTAGCTGAAGCAACGCTAGTTAGATCCCTCTCTTTTACAACAACTCCTGGTGAAAGCTGTGTTGATGCCATCTGTTATTCTCCCTGGAAGATACCAATGTTGGATGCTGAAATTATTTATTAAAAGGCATCTTTTCAGAGGGGAAACCAGACGTGAGCTACCAATCTGGATATACATCTTTAATTCTGGGAACAGGATTATATGGTATATCTGGTTTATCTAATTTTTCTCTTCTACCATCCGAAACTCTTTTTATTGTACAATCCTTACATTCATATGCATATGCTGACGGATTGGATCCTCGGTCTTTACGAGTTAAATAAAAATCTTCCAATAAACTTTTAGTTTTGCCACAAGTGCGGCAAGTCCTATCAACAAATAGTAAGTGCTCTAGTGCTATGTCATCATTGAAAGTCATTTGTATTCCCACATATAAGACATGTCTCCATAGTCTCCAACAGTCTCATCAGTTTGCCATACCTGACCATCAGGATCGACAAATGATTGATCTCCAAGACCATCGTCAACAAATCCGAAGGGTGCCATATCAGCTTCAATGGCTTCCTTTTGCTCCAGATACATCCGCTGCCTCACGTCAGTATCATGCAATTCCTTAAAATAATCTGAAGTTGCCAACCACGAGAAAATAACCAAGCACATTGCAAGGTCATCATTGCAACCTTCTTCTGCTTCCCATGCTTGACCTCGTTGTATAAAGGTTGTCAACTCTGAAATTATATCATAATCATTGAAGATTAATTTATCATCCTCAATCAATGCTTTCATATTAGCACAACCAGTCTTCTTGACTGTTGTTGACATCTTCACTCCGAGTTGGACTTTTGTGCCAGAAAACCCCTGTCCAACAACTTGCCCCGCCCTACCTCGCATAGCACACATGAGGAGGTTATCATATTCCAAATCAAATTGAAGAGTATCTGCTACCTGACCACCAATGTCATTTACTTCTACCATGATATATGCATGATTATAGTGGCAAGCTACCTTATTAATAACATCTGGGAATAGCAAAGGTTTGATTTGATTATTTCTATACTTCGCTACCAACTTATATGGGATGGTAGTTGTATCCATCACACAAAATGCTGAGTAGTCTTTAGTAAGACCCCTAGCAACGTCAACTGTCATGACATATGTGTGCTCTGGTTTTGGAGGCTCCCACACATCCAAACCTCCAGATTTTTCTACAGGATCTTCATAAACAAGGTTTTTTAGTTTTGCCGAAGTAATTAGAGTATTGACAGACCCAAGAAATTCACACTCAAATTCCTGATTAAACTGCTCTTCTGAGGTGTTGCGTATAGTTTGCTCTTTCCATGCTGCATCTCTACCTGGCACCTCCGACCAATGGACCTCAGTAGTGACATATTCATTCTTATCTTTCTCTGCGTCATGCCAGAGTTTGTAAAACATATTCATCCCCTTAGGCGTGGAGATGATAATCACTTTGGTAGATTTACCAGAAGAGATAGTAGGATACACAGAGCTAAAGAACTCGTCAGCAATGTGAGTCGGAATAAACGCGAATTCGTCCAGGAAAATGATATTAAAAGACATGCCCCTGACAGCAGAAGCGGAAGTAGATGCAGCCATGATCTTACTTCCATTCTCCAATTCCAGACTACCTCTGTTCCAGTTGACGACACCTTGCTGAAGCCAGTTTGGGAGGTTTTCATAACTAAGTTGAAGACGCTGCAGCATTTCTCTTGCCGTCGCTGCCTTGTTAGCAAGGATGGCAATGTTAACATTATCGTGGAAGACACAATACCACAACAGGTATGCCGTCACCACAGTAGACTTACCTGACTGTCTAGGAAGTTTAGCGATATTAAATCGGTTTTCATTAAACCGATTAACCATCCTCTCTTGAAAGTCATACAATTCAAAAGGGACAAGACCCTTATCAAGAGAAATAATCTTGATATATCTCTTGATAAAATAAACGGGGTCTTGACTACACTTGACAAACTCTTTAACTTCCTCTGGACTGAAATTTTGAGCAACGTTTGCTCTCTTCAGATTAGGATTGCCAAGGTAGATTTCATTTTGACTCATACTAATGAGATTCTCTCTTGTCTATACCTAATATATAGCGCACTACCCACATGACCCCGATTAAAAGGAGCACAATACTAAATATCACACTCCATGTTGGATCGTTTATATCATTCAGTGGGCGGAGTATGAGATTCACGACTAAAAGGCTCCCAATGTTCCCATCCATATTTATGGACTAAATGCATACCAATAATAGGAACAAATACAAGAAAGAATCCCATGACGCCAAGGCACCAGGGAGTCTGCATAACATGTCTAACAAACAAAATCATGCTGGATAATCCCACTTAGTAATAAAGTCTGTTTTGTGTGTAGGTCCCCAACCACCATTATACAGAAAAGGAGTAGTGCGAATGGGGCAATAAACACCCGTACACAGAAGGTCATCAACAATGCGCCACGATTCCATCACTTCTTCTGAGTGGACGAAATGTGATTGGTCCCCATTGATTGCATCGTAGATGAGTTTTTCATATCCGTCGATTGCTCTATCTTGGGGGTAGTCGTGAGTGAGTGTAGCCAATTCAAGACTATCATTGAGCCCAGGAGATTTAATATCCATCCTAATATCAAGATGAGGATTAGGCTGTAAACGCATGACAATACGATCGTTGATTTCACCTTCATAGAGTTTTAGCGGTGGTGCTTTAAGTTTGATTACTACCTCTACGCATTGATAGGGGAGTTTCTT